GAACTCGGCGCTCACCATCATGTCGGCCAGGAGCTTGTTGATTGAGGCCTGAATCGGGATGACGTTTGAGAGCTCAGAGATGCAGGCGCGGCGCTCTCGGCGAAAGTGAAACACAGGGATGACTGCGGTAGGATTGGTCTGGGGAGAGTGGTCCATCGGCTGGAATGATTCGGCACTCTCAGGGACTCCTTTCTTGGTTGCCCGGTAGTATTCCAGGCGGTCTGGGTAGTACATATTGAGCCGCCAGTAGTCTGCTGTGTCAGCCCACCACTTTGCAGCCCATAGCTTCGTGCGAGGGTTTTCTGGGTCATACCGGATGTGAACCAATGCAGGGTTGTTGTAGTACGCTTGCACCTTCTCGTCAGCATCCTTCCAGACAATGACTACAGCCTCCCCAGCCACGAGAGCCGCACGATGCACGTCCTCTTCGTCTAGGTCAAGCTCGGTCTTCTCCCAGAGGTTTTTGAGTAGGGCTGTGCCCTCGTCGCTGTCCGCGATGCCCATGCTGAGCAGGTTCAGACGCTCCAGCACGGAGTCGACGACGACGGCGCACCAGTTCTGGATGAACTTGATGTTGAGCTTCTTGAATACTCGCGCTAGGCGGTCGGTCGAGTATTCGAGCGGATGGTTGCCATCGTAGTATTGCCACAACTTCGCATGGCGAGGTTGCTTGGCTACCAGTTCCTTGTACGCCACAGCAAGGTCAGTGACGGGCATTCTACCCCTCCCAACTGTATGCTTGTTGCTGGCGTTTGCCGGCCAGCTTGTTGAACGCCCCTGCGGAGGCGTCAGACTGGTCGCGCCACCGGCCATTCGGCACGGCGAGAAGCTCGTCAATGTATGGCTGGTTCCAGGGAGCTCGGAGGAGGCGGACGAAGCCGCCTTCGGCTTGGTCAGCGAAGGGACCTAGACGGGCATCTTTGCTTCCGCTGACCTTGTCCCCTCGGATCCGGTAGCCAGCCAGGAGCTTGATCGTGGCTTTGATTGCGTCCACGCCGCTAGAACCCGGCTCTTGCTCGACGTAGATCTGGACCTTACCATACTCTTTCTTGTCGCGTTCGGCCATCCTTAGCACGACCTGATTGCGCTGGTGGGTAGACCAGCGCCCACGCCTCACGTCCTCGACAGTGTAGAAGCCATTGCTCTCGGCGATGAGCACGCCAGCGGTGTAGGCACCTGAGCCACCCGCTGTGGCGGCATAGTCCCAGTACCTGACGCGCCTGGCCTTCTGGGGGCTTAGGGCCACGATAGGGAGCCAGTCGCGCTTGAACATATCGCCCTCAGCGGGCTGCGGGGCCTGCTGGTAGAGAGCGTAGTACGACCGCTCCGTCAACACCTTACGGATAGCGCGCAGCTCGTCAAGTGGATACCGCTCAGGGCAGAGGGCCGCGCCAATCTCGCGGCCCAGGGGATCGTTCTCTTCGGCCTCAGCAGGGAGCTTGAGCACAGTCCAGTTGGGGCCATCTTCGCTGGCCAGGATACGTCCGGCCAGGTCATCTTCGTGCCACCGCGTCTGAATGAGGATGATAGCCCCACCGGGCTCCAGGCGGGTGTAGAGGTCGTCGGTGTACCATTCCCATACCCGCTCGCGCGCAGATACGGACTCCGCCTCCTCACGGTTCTTCACTGGGTCATCAATCACGATGATGTGGCCACCTTCGCCGGTGATACCGCTACCCACACCAATGCTACGCCAGCCACCTCCAGACGTGGTTTCCCACTCGATGACAGCAGTTCGCTCTGGATTGAGCGAAATAGTAGGTCGGCTCCGAGCGATACGGCGGCTTAGCCGACTGAATCGGTTTGAGCGTTCCTGGTTGTAGCAACCCACGATCACCCGCAGGCCAGGTTCCCGCTCTACTCTCCAAACAGGATAGCGAACGGTCACCATCTCCGACTTGCCGTGGCGAGGGGGCTCGAAGATCATCAGCCGATTGATCTCACCAGACGTGACCCGGTCCAGGAATTGGCGCGTGTATACCAGGTGGGGCCACTCCCAGTGCCAGCCTTGACTCTTGGGGCTGACAGCAGTGAGCCAGTGACCAAAAAAGCGTCGCTCACGCTCCCGCCTGATCTCCGTGAGCGCGCTCGGCGATTCCAGCCAACTTATCAAGTTCTTCGTCGGTGAGTGTAGCGAGATCAATCGTCGTCCTCGTTTCTATGGGGGCGCCATCCTTGCCGGTGATCTCATGCGTTGCCGAGACATGGTGTTCGCTTTTCCACCTATCGCCCGCTCGGTTGACCAAGAAAAACTTCTGTGCCTGGACCGCGCCCCCCAGCGCAGAATAGAACAACGCATCTTCGACCAAGTGGGCGCGATAGCTCATCGCCTTCGCACACTGCGCAGCAAACGTGGCGTTGCGCTGCTTCGTGTTCCAGTAGGTGGTCAGGCTAATGTCCATCGCGTCGCAGACCGAGCTTATGCTATTGCCCGCATACAGCAGGTCCACAAACTCGCGTTTCCGTACCCCCGTTAGTTTCCGTGTCCCTGCCCCCCCTTTAGCTCTGGCCGCCCTGCGTTGCTCTTTTAGCTCGGGGGAGTGCCACCAGCAATACTCGGAGTCGGGAAAGGCACGGCACTTGCATTGGCTACCGTCCTTTTTGGTAAGGGCCTTGCACCTGTTCTCATCGAGAGGCGCATGTAGCGGGCAGAATCGCGACCCTTCCCGAGCGTTCCGCTTGCACTGCGCCCCCTGTTTGGTTGTGGCCTCACACTGCGCCATCGTATGCCCTCAATCTGTCAGTTCGCACACCCAGTATGGTAGTCTTGTTTACGCTCTCCCAGGACTAGGCCCCCTCGACACGCTCGTTTTCCGGGGATTCATCATCCAACCAAGCCTCGAAGATCTGCTGGATGAGCTTCTTGAGTATACTTGCGTTCTTGCGAGTCGCGCTCTTTGTCAGGTTGACACGCACGACGGCGGCTACCTTGTCCTTTACCCGAAACACAACAACTGACTCGTTTATGTCATCCAACAGGCTCTCAGCTATCTTGCCCGCTATCTGCAAGGACATATCTCGGATCTTCGCGCGCCGTGCGAGGTTGGAGTCGAGGGTGGCCCCGGTGAGCTTCGGCGTGAGCCGAGAGACTGGATACTTGAACACGTCCAACCGGTCTACGGCGAGCTGCTCCTTTCTGATCACACGCTTGAGATTGACCAGCGTAACGCTGCCGCGAATCTGGTTCAGGTTGTTGACCAGATTGAACTCTTCTTCGGGGGTCATCTCCCCCTCGACGAGGATCGCGTCTATTGACTTGTGGCCCAGCTCCCCCCACGCCTTTGCTCGATGATGTCCTGCGAGGAACTGATAGGTGTCGTCCCTCTTGAGCACCAGAGGCAGCTCCAGCAGCCCGTGTTCCTCAAGCTCTCTTTTGAGTCTGGCGTAGGTGGCCCCATCCTCCAGGTTGGCGCTGAGAGGATTGGCGCGAATCTCAGCCAGAAGCAGTCGCTCGACACCCACTCTCCGTATCGCCATGTTAGAGCCCCTTTCGCGCACCCCGACCAGTGATCAGCCGAATGCCATCTCCCAATTCCAACACGTACCGATCCCACGCCTCCTCTCCCATAGCAACCAGGCGATCGACCAAAAAACTCCCGATGAACCCAAGACCACCCGTGACCAGGACTCTGCCCACTAGACCTCCTATTTCATTTCTGCTGCCCTCCTCCCTATGATAGCACTTTATGTCGGTAGAATCAAGACCTGGGGATCAGAGCATCTTGGGTTGCGGATCCTCCCTCGGGTCCCGTCTGCCCGCGATGCTGAAGCCCACCTTTTTCCCGGTGGAATCACGATACCCGTCGCCATCCTCATTGCTCCCGCAATACTTGGAGGGATGGGATTCATTCACCAGCTTGGCGCCCCTGACCACACGCAGCTCGTGATTCTTGCTCATGTCTGTTGCTCCTTTCCTTTTCCTACCACGGCTCCCCATTCGCCCTGAACAGGCGAGGTTGAAAGAACCGTCTGCGAGTCCGGCCATCATGCGCTGCGCTAGCCGTCTGGGGCACA